GGCAGCCTTTCAAACTGCCGGTGATGCGGTGCCCGTGACCGCGATTGACGGGACATGAACCCGGCTTAACGCCCCGGTAGGCGAGGAACCCGGACTATAGCTTCCGGTCGCTCAGTTCAGACTTGCTTAGACCTTCTTGGCCAGATCGCGGAGGTACTTGTCCGCCCACTGATCCATCGGAAGATCGTCCTCCAGCCGCACGGAGGGCTTGGCCGTGCCGCCGACAGGGGCGACGGGAGCCGGAGCCTTCGAGATCGGCTTGGGGGCAGGCTTAGAAACGTTCGCGCTCATCTTGGCGATCTCCAGTGCCATCTTGACCGGAGACATCCTCAGAAGGCGCTCGGCTTCTTCGGGATTGCGGCTCAGCTCGTAATAGACCTGATGACCGTTATCCAATTCGGTTATTGCCTGTAGGAACTCAGGGCGCTTCTGCATCTCATCGCCAAGAGCCTGGCTGAGAGTGGCCGTGGCATTGTCGAAATCGGCACCGAACGCAGCAACGCCCTTTTCGTAGACCTGGTTGCAGGCGGCATTGAAACGCTCGGTTTCGAGTCGGCCGGCTTCTTCCAGACGAATGCGGTCCCGCTCTTGCGCGCGGATTGCTTCGACATCGAGATGTTCTGGCTCTTCGGTAGAAGCAGGCTTGGGGGAGCGCAGGCGCTTCAGCTCGGCCTCAGCCTCGGCAAGGCGCTTCTCGGCCTCGCGGCGCTTGTTGGTCTCTTCGTTGATCCGGCGAAGTTCCCAAGGGGTTTTCTTCTTCTCCGGCTTGGGCTGCTCCTCGGGCTTTTCGGGTTCTTCCGGGGTTTCCGGCTGTTCCGCCTCGCCTTCGGGCTGCTCTATTTCAGTTTCCTGCTCCGGTGCAGGCGCTTCACCACCCGGATTGACCACAGTTTCGCCTTCCGGCGCCCCCTGCGTGGGGTCCAGTTCTTCGTCAGCCATGGTTCACCATGTTGGAGAGCCCGGTGTTACGCGCCGGTACGTGCCACGGTTACCCGCCGTGTCGGGATTGGATAGCCTGAGCAGACTTTCGGCCGCTCAGGCACTTGATGCGACGGGGGAGATTCGAACTCCCTATCTAAGGCACTGTTAGTTGGCCCACGCTGTACCCGCCAAGCTCCACGTTCGCATCTTACTGTAGCGTTCCCATTAGACCCGAGAACGCTACAGAAAACCGTTATTTGCCCTTCTTCGCGCGAAGCTTTGACAGCACAGCGCCGGCCACTTTAGCGCCAGCGGCCTTGGAGCCATATTCCTTGGCGGCCGATTTCTCGATGGCCGCAAACTGCTTGCCGGGCTTGCCGATGTCTTTGCCCTTGGCGGCGGCTTTCGGGGAATAGGAGTGCGTTGCCATCACTTCGCCTTCCCGCAAGCACCCTTGCCGCCCTTCATGGGCTTCTTGTCGTCCTTGTCCTTCTTGGCAGGCTTGTATGCGATCTTGCTCATTGCCAGTTCCTCATCGAGAGTTTCGGCGTGCCGGGCTTGGCGCGCTCGTGAAATTCAAGGATTGCATCGTGGATCTGCAACTTCTGATCCTCGGGGAAACCAGGCTGGCCCAGGAGACCAGCAAGGCTCTGCACCGCATTGCCGAGATGATCCTTCCAATGCCTGCGGATGAACTGCTTCTGAGACCCAGCCTCTGCTCTAAAGCGGTCCGTGCGGGACAACTCATAGAAGGCACCAGCGATTTCCTCGGCGGTCTTGCGGATGAGGATCGGAACGTCGCCGGAGCGGATGTTGATGTTCATGCGTCGATCTCCGGCCAGCCATAGGGCTGCATTTCATCGCGGAAGGTCAATCTCACCCGCTTGCCGTCAACAACCTCGTGGATTTCGAACACATCGATCTCGGACGACTGGCGGATGAATTCGAGGCTCAAAGCCCGTTCTTCCAGGGTGTCGTCGTCGTTCACTGCTGCGTTCCCGGCTGCATTGGCTGGCCCATAGGCGGCTGCTGGAGCGCTTGCGGCTGTTCGGCCGGCATCTGCTGCCCCTGACCGCCCGCGCCCTCTGGCGGGCCTCCCGTGAGGATTTCAATCAAGGTCTGGCGGATGAGCGGCTGTATCTGGTCTGGCGTGATCGCCGGGCCGGAATTGCCCAAAGCCTGAATGCGCTTCGATTCGGAGTCGAACGCCTTGATGTTGATTTCCTTCTCCTTGTCGTCCAACTGCTGGGTCAGCTTGACGATGGCGTCTTGCGCCTGCTGCAACTGGCCCTGAAGCTGCTGAACCTCCGGCGGCGGTCCCTTGCCCTTCACGGCGGCCGGGATCGTATTCGCATACCGTTCGGCCAGTTCATCGGCCATCGGGAAGTCGGCGGCCTTCCAGTACAGGTCGCCGGCCTTTTCGAGGAAGCCTTTGTCCTGCGCCGCAATCTGCGTCATCGCGTTGAACGCTTCCTGCCGGCGGGTCGCATACCCCGGGCCCGTATCGCTTTCGATCTCATAGCGGCCGACATTCGGGTTGAAGATAGCCGAAACCGTCTGGCTCTCCGCTTTCTGGTTCGGGTCTTGCGTCGGCTGGTGTGCCTGCTGTGCGTTCGGATCGATCTGGACGGCGCCTTCCGTTCCATCCTTGGCCAGAATGCGGATGACGCGCGGCGTGTCGTAAATCTTCGGGATCAGATCGATGAGGATCTTGCCGGTGTATTTGATGCCGATCGCCAGATTGTCGATGTAGTGATAGGTGGCATTGTCACCCTGGCGCTGGCGCTCGTTGATCGCCTTGCCAGAGGTCGCATTCTCGTTCTGGCCGAACTGGCTCTGATACTGGCCCGAAGCCATCATCAACTGGTTTTCGCAAATGCGCATGCCGTCGATGTAGGCGGATGCCATCTGCGGCGGCTGCGTGCGCTGCGGAGGAGGAATGCTCCTCGTCCCATCCTCGGAATAGGCGTTGTAGGGCAGATAGGCCGCATCATCGAGGTTGGACTTGGCCCAATATGTCTCTACGCCCTCGGTGGCTTCCACGGCCGCAATATACGGCGTCTGCGTCTGGAGCGCTACCTGTGCGGTGCCCTCCGATGTCCAGTAGTTATACATGCGCTGCGCGTCTTTCAGCGCGCGGGTATGGCCTTTGCGGTCCATCTTGCCTTCGATGACGGTCTCTTCGCCGATCACGCGGACGATGGGAACGAATTTTCCAGGCCAGACGCGCCTGTCGATGATCTTGTTGCCGGCGATCTTGAACCACTGCACCTCGTCCGTGAGGACGCTGCGCTCGTTGGTGCTCGGATCCGCCTTCACCAGTTCATACATCGCCTTCTGGTTGTCATCCATCACGCTCTTGCGGACGATGACCTGTTGCTGCGTCATCGGATCGACAAAGGCAACGAGCTTGTCTGCCTTCTGCTCCCGGCGATAATATTCAGCGATGCGAACGCTGTCCTTCGCGCACCAGGAATCGCCCTTCCCGATCACGTCGAGATCGGCGTCGCCCTTGAAGTCTGGATATTCCGCCTCGAACCGGTCGCGGCTCATGTCCTCGAAAATAAAGCCGAAACGAGCATCCGAACCATCCGCTTCCGAGATATCCGGGTCGAGGTAGACTGTATCCGGGTTCTTGATGCGCCTGATATAGATTTCCTGATCGAATGTGTCAGGCGAGACATAATCCGTGATCACGCGCCAATAGCCGATGCCGCCCTCAACCTGGAAGGTCGTCGCGGTATCGTAAGCCTGCTCAGCGTTGGACTGATATTCGATATGGCGGACGACACCCTCGAACACTTGAGCTGCTTCGTAGGTAGCGCCATCTCCAACCGGACGGATGTTCACGCCCGGCTTGTTCTGCTTCGCGTCGTTGATGATCTGAAGGTTGTGCTGGCGCGTCTTGTTGATCGTCAGGCACGGCTTGCGCTTGTCGGTGCGGTTCTGCTGGAGAACCTGGTCCCACTGCCAGCCATTCTCCGGGTCGGCGTTGGCGAATTTCAGATCTTCGACAAAGCGCTTGCGGAAGTCGGCTTCCCAGTCTTCGCATGACTGGAAGCGCTTCTTGGCTTCCTGGAGGATGTCGCTGTCTTCAGTCTTTTTGCTCATCAGCTCATCCAACCTTGCGACATTCCCGAGACTGATGAGGTGCGTGGCGGCGGCAGCTTGGATTTGCGCTCTTTGGCGCCTTCCTTGAACCCTACCGCGAGATACCTGAGCGCATCGGCTGCGTGGCTGGCGTCATCATGGACCGGCTCACGTGAATGCGATTGCTCGGCGCTTCCCGCGTTTCTTATGCTGTACCGATAGCGCCTGAGCTGATTGATGCCTTCGGCGCAGTTTCCTTTGTCGAAATACAACGCCGGGAAGATCGTGCGGACCGCGTTGATGCCGGCGGCTATCGTAATGTTCGGCACCTGTTCAACTTTATACCCAGCGGCGCGAGTCTGACCCTCTACGGTTCGATCTCTCTCGACCTGACTAACATCCTTCTTGTCGCCATCATGTGGCAACCAGATTCGATCATAGTAATACTGCTTTGACTGGAGCAGCTTCAGATAGTGCGGCCAGAATTGGAACTGATCTTGATGAAAATCAATGACATGGTAGTTCATCCCGACTTTCTGGACGAACCACAGCGACGTGAAGTCGGCATAGCCCAAATCGCAGAAGACGCTGACCGGGAGACCTACCCGATAGGGAACCGAGCAGAAGCGGTCCTGCGCTTCCATGTCCCGAAGTTCATTGGCGTAAACCGCCGCGTCCAGCCATTGACGGCAATTGCCCTCCCAGACATTGAGATAGGCATCGACATCCTTGGCCTTTAGGTCGTCCTTCTCCTGGCGAAGCTCATCACTAAGCCACGGATTATCGCGCCAGTTGATTTTCTCAACGATCGATTCCGTGGGTGGATCAAGAACGAAACGCTTATAAGTCTCGTCAGTCTCTAATTCCGGGTTGAAGCTCACCCAAATCTCTGACCCTGCTTTGCGGATCGTTGGGATTAGCTTATCCCACGAAGACCCCGAAACTGTATGAGCCTCTTCGACCCACGCAATGTCGATGCCTTCCATGGATTTCAAGCTGTCGATGTTGTGACGGAGCCCGTAGAATATGAACTCGCTACCGGTAACCCGGTGAACGATTGTCGTCTTTTGGACGACGTATTGATCCTCCATCCCCAAAAGCTTGATCTGCTCGGCAAGCAGCTTGTGAACCGAATCCTGGATCGAGTTCTGAAACTCGCGTGCGCACAGGATGCGCTTGGTCTTCTGTGCAGCAATGATGAGGAGCGCCCTCGCGATCGACCATGACTTGGCCGAGCCGCGCCCTCCCCATGCTACCTTGTATCGTTTAGGCTGGAAGAGGAAGGCGAGCTTCTGCGGAAACTCTGCCCTCAACGTCGATCCCTATTGTCTTGGTCCTCAGCCTCTGCATGACGAATAATCTCGCCCAATGCATAGTGAAGATCGCGCGCCTCATTGAGATCGAACACCTTCCCCAAGACAACGCGGTCGTCGTCATAGTTCTCAATGCGGACTTGCCCCGCAAAAACCTCAACCAACCACGGACCAGCAATTTTCTTAAGCTGCGTGTGGCGCATTGGTTCTTATCCTGCGTCATCGGCGGCGGGCGGGACAAGCACGATCTCAAACCTACCCTCGGTCTTGATCGGGCCGCCGTCAGCTCCCATCAACGTCTGCTCGATCTTCTCGCCGTATTTCTTGGGACGAAGCTTGCCGGCCATCCACTTCCGGGCATCGAGGCGTAGCCTGGAGCGCTGGATATGCTCTCCATTGGCTACCCAGCCTGCGTCTTCTTCCCCTCGCCGTTCCATCCAGTCGTTTCTGGCGTCGTCGGCTATCTCTAGCATCTCGTCAAAGAGACTGTCCGCCTGAGCCTCTCGGGCTCTCGCGTATTGCTCCGAAAAAGCCTTGTTATCGACTAGCCATTTGAAAACTGTCGATGCGGCGGGCATATCGTCATCGCGGCAGATGCTGCGCAAGCTTTGACCGTTTGCTATACGCTCACAGATGGCGTCAGCTATTTCTTGCGAGAAATCTGACGGGCGACCGAGTGTCACGGTAGCAGATTCCAAGCTACAAATCCGAGGAACCCGGACATCATACCGAGAGGGAAAGCAAAGTGCGGGAAGCTAAGGCTGAGAACAGTCGTTAGGCAGACCGTTCCCGCGACGACCAATACAACCTTGGCCACAAACCAGAGGTAGGCTAGGATCACGACCAACAGCGGGTCAGGCTTGGACGGCACCACGTTTACGCACGAGCTGGGGCGCAAAATGCGATACCCATACTCCACGTCGATATTGATGCCGTCCATCAAATGTCTATCCTCAGTACAGGATAGCCACAGGGCCGACGCCGGCCGTGTAGGTGGTCGGCGGGGTGATGGCAGCCGAAGTGCCGAACGTGCCGGTTGCCGAGCCGGTCAGGCGCGAAGCAGTCGGCGCATTGTAGGTTGCGATCTTCGCCGTGGTGCCGTTCGACTGGACGACGATGAAGTACGGGCCAGCGATGGTGCTGGGCAGCGTGACAGGCGCGGTGAACGGGATCGACTGGTAGGTGCCAGCCGTGCCGACAGTGACGCCCGCAAGCGCCGTGGTGGCGATCATGGCGCCAGTGTTGTCATGCAACTCGTAGATGAACTTGTCCGTGCCGCCAACGGCGCCGATCATGGCACTGATGCCGGTAACGACGGTGCCGGGGGCAACATCGACCTCACTGTAATAGCGGGTGCCAGCAACGGTCGTGGTGCTCAGGTTATTGGACAGATAGCTCATGAAGGCCGCCAGGCGGTCAAGCTGGATGACAGCCATCTGCGGAGCTGCACCGCTCCCGAGATTGGTATCGACGGCAAGCACTTCATAGCCCGTGAGCAGGGGAAGATTCGGGACGCCAGTGGAGATGATTCCGGCCATTTCAATTTTCCTTTCGACATGGATGTTGAGCAGGCCGGTCGGGCCTGTGCTTCAGGTCTGGGTTTCAGGGTTCAGGAGAAAAGCGCTGTGGCGCTCAGGGTGCGGAGCGGAAGGAAAGAAAGCCCTTGCGCCCACTCCGCATACTTTGGGTCGTCAAGGATATCGATGGGACATGCCCACAAACCGGCATTCTCGCCTATCTTGATCTGTTGGGGACTGGCACCGAGAGATACCGCTGCATCCTTCTGGGTCTCCGTCAGGATAAGCCAGCCATACATCAGCGATTGCCGGTTACATTGATGGTGATGGTGCCCGTAGTGCGCGTCCAGTTCACCCGCATGTTCATGGCGATGCCGTTGTTCAACGGGCAGTTGGCGTTACCGGTGAACGTGATCACGTTGCCCGAGGCGTCGGTGAAGTTCGACCATGTGCCATCGTCGTTCGGCCCGGTCTGGAGGTTGAAAGATCCAGTCCAGGTTCCATTGGTCTGAAGCCAACCCGAGCTGATGACGATCGGGGTGCTGGCGCCGGACGCGGCGAGCGTGTCTGACTGCCTGAATGTCTGACTGGCCATGTCTGGGTTCCTAAGTCGTCATTGCCTGCATTTGCGCAGCGGTGAATGTCAGATTGGCGCCGATGGCAAAGCGTTCGGTCCAACCGCACAGGGGCAGAGACGCCGAGCCGTTATTCGAGAGCACGAAGTGGGTTGCCGATGGGGAAAGAGAACCGCCCGAGCGCGTGTAGACCGCTCCCCCGTTGACGCAGAGCGCCATGTTGCCGGAAGCATCCAGCCAGGCTGCAACCTTGTTGACATTTTCGCCTGTGCGCCACTCACCACCGGTCGTATTGAGGTTGACGCCAGCAGCGAGGGTAACGTTGTTGCCGGCGATTAACTGGCCGCTGGTGACGCCATCCGAAACCCACAACCCGCCGGCATTGGGGACGTAGTTATATCCCTGCCAATAGACCGCATAGGCTCCCTTGATGATCGAGGACAGCGGGCCGGCATCAGTGTTGAGCGCCCATGGCGTCTCGTGGAAAAGCGAACCGAAGGAGGTCGATGTGATCGTGACGAAATGATAGTAGCCGATGTCCAGGCCGCCGACCTGACCGTGCGCGTTAGCGAAGTCTACGTCTATGGCATCACCAGACGTGGCGATGTTAATGGCGAATGTCGGGTTCGTGACGAGTGCGGCCGAAATAAACGGCTTGTAGGACGATGTAAGTGACGACGTGATGTCGGTGATGGCGACGCCATCGATAGAGATCGTGACTTGGCCGGTCCCTGACACGCGCCGGATCATCGGCTCGAAGACACGCTGCGAAGATGCTACCGTGACGGCCTGTGTACATGTGGCGGCGTTGGCCGTAGCTGTCAGTCTGGTTGCAGCGTTGGCCGTTCCATCGGCGCCTGTCGCCGTCTTCGAGGCCGTCATGTTGGTCTTGGTCCAGACGGCGTTCGTGAGATCACGATTCCACAGACCGACCATGCCCGTGTTGGCAAACGACGGCGTGCCCTTATTTGAGCGGCGCATACCGGCCGCTGCCGTCGAGACTAACGAGCCGTCAGCTTGGGGAATGAAAGCGGCCTGTGAAACGCCGCTGTCGCGAAAGAACCGCCCGTCGTTGTTGTTGTTGCCGTACGGCTGAATGCCACCCTTGACCGTATTGGCAACGAAGTTGATGTCGTATGGGAAATCGGCAATCGTGCCAGTCAAGGAGACCCACTTGCCTGCCAGCGGGCTGTAGACAGCACTCCTGAGCTGTTTCCGCAGCGGGTTATGCGTGCGGTATCCGCTGCCCTCTTCCCCGCTCATACCGGCCTACAGCTTCGCCTTCACGTAGGCTTCCATCTCGACAAGGACGGCATGCATCTTCGCCTTGAGCATGTCCCATTCGCGGTGTGCCCAGCTTTCAGCCTTTGCCTCATCCTTTACCGCAAGGCGTTCTGCATCTGCCTGGACAGCGGTGGCGACGGAGGATGCTGCGGTTGAAACAGCCGTTCCAACATCGGATGCGGCTGTCTGTGCGGCAGAGACGACTGCGGCGTTGGGGTCTTCGGCCATCGGAGTTGCCTCTACGCAGCCGGCGCGGCTGCGGGCTGGGGAATGTCGGCGAGGATCGCATCGGCCTGAGCTTCGAGCTGCGTTACCTGGCCCTGTGCAGCGGCTTCAGCAGCGTTCGCGGCATCGAGCGAAGCCTGAGCGGTAGCGAGTTCGGCCTTCAACTGGTCGTTCTGCGCCTGGACAGCGGCGGCATTGGCAAGCTCTGCCTTCATGCTGGCCATTTCGGTGGCGATGGTGGACATCTTGGCGGCGAGGCTGTCGAGATTCACTGGCATGTGCTTTCTCCTACAACGGTGGAATTTGTTGAACAGACGGATCCAGAATGGCATCAGCCGTACATCCGAATGATTTCGGCGTGATCTTCCAGAAGCTTGAGCACTGAGGACATCGGCATGCTTTCAGCGCAGAGATTGATGGCGCATTCCAGGAACCGAGCCGCCTGCTCCGATTTGAACAGCGCCGCTTCTCGCTCGGCTATCTCGGCAATCTGCCGTGGTTCTGGCATGTCAGATGCCGATATCGTCGCCGCGCGCTAGGATCGATTGACGCGCCCAATAGTAAGCGTAGCGAAAGCCACAACGAGGATGCAGCCAGAGAATGGTCAGGAACACCAGAGGTGCTTCCAGATAGGCTCGTGATGCACTTTTGGGCTTGATGGTGCGAACATAAAACATGATTGGCTCCTAAAGGGCTTTGCAGGCGGCCGAGTGTCCGGCGCTTAATCCGTAAGCTATGCTGATTACAGCGAAGCTGGGGCCTGCAAACTGTGAAATGTGACGATGATCAGGCTGCGTCCAGCCAGCCCCATAGGCGTCTGCTGGCGATATCGCTGACGGTTCCTCGTGATACCCCGAACCGTTTGGCGAGAT